CCAGGTCTTCGGCTACATCTTGACCGCTAATCTTACCCGTTGGCTCGTCAACCATAACTAGGGCTGTCTTTGTCAATCGGATCATAATTAAGTGTTTCGCCACCTAGCTATATAGGCTATGGCCTTCGAGACATCCCTTTATGCGTACCTGAGCAGTAAGACCGCAATAACCAACCTTGTGACAATGCTCGCCCCGTGCGCTGTTCCACCTGGCACAGCTTACCCCTATTTCACATTTCAGATACTCAGCAAAGACCGTGGCCCACATTACAAGCTCGGTGGCCCGTCTGGCAAATGCACCATACACCTCGTCTTCGACATTGAAAGCCACCTGTATTCCGACACAGTTGCCATTGCCGAAGCCATACGCAATGAATGCGAGGGGTTCAAGGGGGTAATGAGCGGAACGACCATACAACGCTTCCTCCTGGATAACGAGAACGATCAACCCCAGCCACCCACAGACAATAGCGAACAGTGGGTTATGTGTCGGGTTGTGGAATATGTGGTTGACTGTTTGGAGCCTTTACCCGTCCCGACATAATTTCTGGGTGAGAGTCATAGATACCTCGTCTCATTTCAAGAGGTATTAGAATATGACAAGTCCCGCTATCTATGGTGGTCTAGGCGCAACGATTGCTTATTCCGCAACAGGTTCGACTTACACAACGATTGCTAGTGTGGTTTCCATTGACGGCCCTAAGCTTGCTGTCGGTAGCGTGGAAACAACTAACCTGGCTAGCACAGTCAAGAGCTATCGGGCAACACTGCCTGACTCGGCCGAGGTTAGCTTTACGATCCAATACGATCCCGCACAGACAACGCATCAACAGCTATTGACGTTGTATTCGACCCCAGTGGGTACGGGTGTTGTTGCAAGCCCTGCCTATTTCTGGCAAGTAACGTTCACTGACGTTACGCCAACCGTCTGGCATTTCCAGGGCTTACTTACAGGTTATGAAATTACAGGTCTGACCGTCGAAGGCAACGTGGAAGCTAACGTGACGATCCGTGGCACAGGTACAGTAACCACATAAGAAAGGATGGGTAATGCCATTTGATAAAGCAGCGTTGTTCACATCGTCCGATACATCGAGGGTAGAAGTCCCCTGCCCAGAATGGCCCGTCAATGTATGGGTTCATTCCATGACAGCCAAACAACGTAAGGTGTTCTTCGAGGATGACACAGATACAGACAAGGAAAGTCTGGAATTTCGGATCAAGATGATTATTGCCTTTGCGTGTGACGAAAACGGCAATCAGTTATTTACGCCCGATGATGCCGATGCGTTACAAGGTAGGTCGGTTGTTGTCCTAGACCGCATTTGCACAGCTATTCTCGATGTAAACAAGATGGCTCGTGGTTCCGTCGATGAGGCTAAAAAAAACTCCTCAACGACCCCGCCCACCGTTTCCACCACAAGTTAGCCCTAGCCCTGGGGATGACCGTGGAAACCTTGCTGACGGGTAGGCGACGGCCCCTTAGCTCTTCTGAATTCATTGATTGGATTGCGTTCCACAGTCTCGAACCTTTCAGCGATACCTACAGACCATCATGTATTGTGGCCGCAACCCTGGCTAACATTCATCGAACCCGACAAACAGCGTTCTCGTCTGATGACTTTATGCCTGTGGAACGTGTGACGGGTAAGCAAATGAAGCCAGAGGAAATGAAGGCTCGTATGGCAAGTGTCGCAGCTTTACTGCCCCAGCAAGATACATAAGGCATGTCAGGAAATCCCTCTATCGTCGTTAAGATTGCAGCAGACATAGCTAACGCTTCGCATGGCCTTGATACCATGTCTGCCAAGGTCAAAGAATTCGCACAGGAAACAGGCCAATCAGGTACAGCCATAGCGGCGGGTATGCTGGACATCGGCGAGAGTTTTAACGAGGTTGCCAAAGCAGCTAATTTAGGTTTCGTTGCTCAGGGTGTCGCCACATTCAAGGAAAAGCTGGCCGAGTCTGGCGAGGCTGTGGAAAAGTGGGGCAAGAGCTTTGAGCACAACATAGAAAAGGCTAAGGAATTCGGCAAGCGTATCGTAAACATTCCACGTATCAAGCTGGGGTCGGGTCTGAACAAGTTGTTTGACGGGGCCATAGGGCAGGTTAGGGAACTATCCAGCCAGGTAACAAAGATACCTAAGATCGGTGGTGGCTTGGGTGTGGGCCTGAGCAAGATTGCCGATGGGTTCGACCACGCCATAGGACGGGTCAAGGAATTCTCGACCCACATAACGAAGATACCTATGATCGGTGGTTCCCTGGGTGCCATTGGCTCAGGCTTCGGCAAAATCGGCGGGCTAGCTTTGGGGGCCGTCAAGGCTGTGGCTCAGGTGGGCCTAGCGATTGGTGCTACGGCTGCCGTTGGTGTTGGCGCTCTTGCAGCCTTAGCCATTGAGCAAGGCGAGGAAATCACACAGACAAAGAAACTGGCAGCTAGCCTCGGGGTGTTACCCGCTGAATTGGTCGGGGTTCAGTACGCTGCCAAGCTCGCTGGGGTCGGGGCCGATGTAGCCGCAAAGGGCTTGCAGACGTTAAGCAAGAATATCGGCCTGGCAAAGAAAGACACTGGCCCCGCCTCATCAGCCTTCAAGCAACTGGGCCTATCAGCTAAGGGCCTGGCTAGCATGTCCAGCGTTGAAGCCATGAAGACCGTGGCCGACAAGCTCAAAGAACTACCGACCCATTCCGATAGGGCTGCCACTGCCTTTGCCATCTTCGGCAAGTCTGGGGCTGCGCTCTTGCCAATGTTGGAACGTGGGGCCGAGGGGATTGAGGAAGCCAGCAAAGAGGCAGACAGGCTAGGTCTTTCCTTTAGCCAGGTGGACGGGGCCAAAGTTGAGGCTGCTTTCGAGGCATTAGCCAGGGTGGGGGAAATCATCAAGGGGATCGGCCGACAGATAATGATACAGGTGGCCCCCTACGTGGAAGCCTTAGCCGAGCAACTGATGACTGTGGCAACCTCTGGCGACGATATGGGCAAGATGGTAGGCAAGGCCCTGGAATGGATCGGCACAGGTGTAGGTGTGGTGGCAGACGTGTTTAGCTTGATGGGTGTTGCGTTCTCTTTCGTACAGGCAGGTATCACTAAGGGCCTTGCAGCTTTGGCTACAGGGTTTTCGTTGTTGGCTATGGACTTGGAGCCTATGCTCGTGGCCCTGGGTCTAGTTGACAAAGGTTTTGCTGACACAGTTGACAACATAGCGCAAGACCTACACAAGCTGGCAGCCGAACAATTCAAGTCTGCGAAGGTTCAATTCATGGCAGACCCGCCTTCGGCAAAGATCAAGAAATGGTCTGATGATGTTAAGGCTTCGGCACAGAAAAACGCCGAGGCTATGGCGAAACCTAAAGAGGCAGTTGATGAGCTTGCGGCCAGTTACCATGAGGCAAGTAATGCAGCAAGCAACCTCGCAGCCAAGTTACAAGGCGAAATGAAAAACCTCGGGCTAACACAGGCCGAGCAAGAGATAGCGAAACTCAAAGACAAGATGAATGAGCTATACGAGGCGGGTCGGACGGGAGAGGCTGACTTACTTAAGGCAGAGATTGAACGGGCCGAACAACTCGACAAGCAGCTAAACATAATGAAAGAGCAAGCAACCGCACAGGATAAGCTCAAAGAGGCAATCAAACATGCGAACGAAGAGTTTGTCTCGCCACTGGATAAGCTGAACAAACGGCTCGCCGAATTGGACAAGATGAAGGAAGGCTTCACGGATAAAAAGACGGGTCAGGAAATCAAGCTTGATCCCAAAGCATTCGACAGGGCTAAGAAGGCTGCCATTGAGGAATTTAAGGGGATCGGCAAAGAGCTTGAGGAAGAGTCGATGACCCCGCTGGAACGCTACACGGAACGCCTAGAGAAACTACAGACGATGTTTGATGAGGGAACCATATCCAAGCGGGCTTTCGACTTTGCCAAACAGAAGGCAGCTAAGGAAAGTTTCGGCGATGGCAAGCCCCAGTTTGCGAACCCGCTGGAATTCGGTAGCCAAGAAGCCAGGTCTGCCATATTGCAGAACCGATTCAAGCAAGACAACGGAATACCTCAAGTGGCTGAGAACACTAAGGCCATAGCGGACAATAGCAAAGCTCAGCTTGATATACAGCGTCTAATGTGGCTGGCTTCACAGAAGGCGGAAGACACAACGGTATTCACCATCGGCAACTAACCCCGCCACAATGGGCCATGCCTAACATAGTGTTGCGGCACTATATAAGGCATGTCTGTAATCGAAGTAAAAGAGATTCATCAACAGCGTAGGGGTCAGATAGACAAGTTTCTGAACCGCACGTATTACCGAGCCTATCGGGTTCTGTGTGATACCACCTCCGATGATGCCGCAATCATCTATGCTCAGGGGCCAGCAAAAGGGTTGCCTGTTATGTGGCAACAGCACCCCAACGATAGCTCGGCCTATGTTACTGAAATGGCTCCGCAAGCCGAAGGGGAAGATGGCAAGGAACACATTGTATTAGTCACCTATACAACGGCTGTCCAAGAATTAAACCCGTTGTTGATGCCACCTATCGGCTCGTGGTCTACCCAGGAGATACCTGTACCGATTGACTATGATGTATTCGGGGATGCCATCCTTAACACTGCCGAGGATGCGTATGATCCTGCCATAGAAATACCGT